TCCCCGACGGGACGGCGTTCTGTGGAGTGAGAGTTACGTTTGCCATTTATTTTCCTCCTGCCTTGTTAGGCGGTTTGTTTGCCTGTTTGTTCTCAGCTACTGCCGCTGCCTTTTTCGCGGCTTCTGCATCCCGTACTTCCGGGAGATACTTTCCGAGCTCCGGGTTACGCTTGAGTTCTGCCGGTGAGACGTCGGGCCCGACGTTCATAAACACAAACGCGGCCTTCGTCCGGTCGTCGGTAAGATCGCCTCCCGCCGTTCTAAAAACTTTTCTATCGAGTTTCATCGTGTCCTCCGTTAATCGTGATCCGCGTCGCGGAAGTGCAAGCCGTGAGTAAACGTGTTACTCCAGGTGATACCCGTTCCGTTTATCCCGTCCATCTGTAAAATAAGGGGCGAGTTACCCCGCCCCTTTTGATTTCTTCCCCGGTTATTTTCCGAGATATGCAAAGACCAGGTTGTCGATTGATCCGGCGTTTGACCCGTTGGAGTCCTGGACGTAGAACGGCTCGGACGCGTAGGGATGCACGGCGCAGATTGAGCCCTTGCCGAATTCGGCCTGAGCACTCGCACCGACGGCAAACTGAAAATTTGCCCCGTCACCCGCAATCCCGAGGATGAGGAACTGCGCTCCGGAAGCTATGCCGCCGGTCGGCACATTGGTTGTCATGGTGATCGCTTTGGTTGAAACCGAGGCGATGGTGTCGAAAAACCAGTCTCCGGCAGCCGTTTTGTAGGCAACGATGTCAGCGGCGGCGGCGGCGGCTCCGGCGGGGCTCTTCGGCGTGTCAGTAACATTGATCACCTTCTGAGCGGCTGCGGCTGCGGCGCTGGTTGTATTCCGGGAGCCGGTGCCCTCGGCATACATCAGATACAGAGTGTGTGCTGTGGCGGCGGCGGTTACAAGCGCCTCGATCAGCGCAAGACGTTCGCCGTCTCTTCCAGGAACTTCCTCATCGATTACGGTGCCGGCGGTTTCGGTGTGATAACCGAAAGTTTTGAAAGCATGTACGTAAGCTGGTACGCTCATTTCTTCTCTCCTTCTCTTTGAATGAGTCTAAAAAGCGGGGCTAACAGCCCCGCGTTGGAAACTAAAAACTGGTGATGTAACAGAAAGCAGCGGGGCGATATACGGGCAGAGCGACGCGCATGGTCGCGCGGATCGCTACGTTGCCCTGAATGAAAAACTTGTCGTGGCTGTTGGTCGCCTCGATCTCGATTCCCTGGCGTTCGGCCAGTTCGATGAAGTTGGCGAAGTCGCCGACGACCGGGCTATTCTCCACAGCGGCGGTACTTTCCACTACGAAAAGACCCCATATTCTGGAGGGTCCGGGCTGGTCGGGATTGCCGAGGATATACAGACCGTCGTCGGTCCTGGCGGTTCTGATCCCCTGCCAGTCGTTCGGATGTATAACCATCGCGTTCGGCTGTGCAAATCCGATCGTCCTGACTTTTTTCGTGGCTTCGTACAGGGTGTCGAAGACATCCCCGGATCGAGCGAAAGTCTGGACGTTGGAAGTGTTGATGATCCCGGCAAGGTTGGGCGCGCTGCCGTCACCGTTGATGATCTGCGAGTCGAGTCTCTGACGGAGCATGAAAGGCAGCCTGCGGTTGATGTAGCTCTGGATAGCCGGAACGTCCGCAAGCTGTTCGTCGGAGACGGGCAGCCATACGGCGATTTTCCGGACGGTGGCAGTTGTCTCGGTCAGAGCAAGCGCGGCCTCTCCGAAGTATGTGGTTGAGGTCAGCCCTTCGTTTGCTTCTGCGGCGTTGTTAGTGTAGGTCGATTCTACCATGTAGATCAAGGCATCCCCGCTGCATTTGCCACCCGGAACGATGTCAATAACCTGTACGGGCCGGGTCGCGTAGTCTACGACTCTTCCGCTTCTGATATTCTCAGGGTCCCAGCCTGCGGATGAGGTCATGAGGGTTTTGAGCGGTATGTCGAGCATTACCGGGATGTTCTTGATAACCTGGCCGTCTTTGCTGTAGGCGCCGGATTTCGTGAACTGCTCACCGAGGGAAAGAGGCTGTCCGTTGTCCTTGGCTTCGGGAAACTGTATACCCTTTCTGTCGAGGGTTTCTTTCTGCCGGTCGAACTTCCCGGACTCGTCAACCGCTTTAATAGCGGAGACGAGGTTCTCGGCTTCTTTGGAGAGGGCTTCGAGTTCCTCGTTCATCTTCCGGATCTCGGCGACCTTCTCGGCGCTGGTGCCCTTCAGGCTGGTAACCTTATCCATGTCCAGATCGTTACCGGCTTCTTTTATAATTTTGCCGAGTTTGTCCTGCTTGGCGGCAATTTCGTTGTTTTTTTCTACAAGGTCCTGTTTGAGTCCCATGATTAATCCTCCTGGAATTTCTTACTGATAGTTTTGAGAGTGAGATAATCACTCTTTACCGCGTCCGCCTGTTTTTCGATTTCATCCAGTCCCGTCATGAGGGGCTGAAGCTGGTCGCGGATTTTGAGCATGTAGTCAATGCTCGCAGGAGATACCGATTTCCCCGCTATTTTTCTTAGGTCTGCGATTTCAAGAAATCGTTTTACCAGGTCGACGACGCCAACAAGAACGCCGTCAGCCTGTTCGGAGAAAGTGAGGGATTTCGATTTTTCCTCTTTATCCGGTTGTCCCGATTTGATCGAGAGCAGCCGCGTGTCAACTCCCGCGCCCATGAGCACGGGGGATACTTCCGGAACTGTGATTTTTTTCAGAACACGTATTCTGCGGCCGTCTATGTCTTTGTACTCGTACTCGATAAACGGCAGGGCATAAGACCATTCCTGTGTGTGGCCTTTCTCGGCGATGAACTTCAGGGTCTTATAGGTCTCCCGTCCGTCCACCGATTCGAGATTGAACTCGCCCTGGACGATAGCGTCATCTCCGCGCTCGAAGATCCGGCCGACTCCAACGGGCAGCGCTTTCGCGCCGTCGCTCCAGGAGCCATGATTGTACTGACTGATAAGGACCTTCTGCTCTCCGAAGGCGCCATTGATCGTGATGTCCTCGTCTTTGTCGATCACGTTCAGGGTGGCAAAGACGGCCTCGAAGGTGCCCTCCCCTTCGGTGTCTATTTTCAATTCGCGCGGGGTGAAAGATTTCCGCATGAGTTCTTTTTCATCTGCCATGTTTACACTCCTGCTTCTGGATTGTTCGGCGGAACATTTACCGGCAAGCCGTCAACGCCTATACTTTCCGGCCTGCCGAATACCGGAATAAAGGACCGAGTACCGTTCGGGTGTTCTTCCTCGGCCAGCCTGTCGGCCTCCTCGAAAGTGACAATGATCCCATTGACTGAATCGCAGTACTCGTCAAAGCTTCCGAGCTGTGAGTCGAGGACCTGAATAGCTCCGATGCTGTCGGCTCCCCGGTATGCCTCAAGACTCGATATGTTCTGCGCGTATTTTGTCTCGGTCCTGGCTATCAGCTCCGACCGGATACGGCTGTTCTGATAACGCCCGGATCCCACTTTGTCGCGGATCCGCCTGGCTACCGCGTCGACTCCCTCGCCTGCTTCCCTGCCGTCGGCGAGCGCATCAAACACGGCCTTTTTCGTCTGACCGTCGAGATCGATAAGACCCATACGCCGACCGCCGGCAGAGACTATTTTCAGCTCCTGGGTGTCGGTCAAATTGATACCGAGATTCGTTACCGCGTTAATGCTGTCCACGCTCTGGTGAGCAACCCGGAGGTAGTGAGGCCGGTATCCGACAATCAGCTCTTTCGTGTCCTCGTCGATCAGCTTCTCGATAACGAGCTTTCCGATCAGGTCGTCGGCGGGGTCAATGTCCTTCCTGCTTTTCCCGCTGGTCCCTGCCGTCATCGCTTCGCGGTAGATCTCCTCGGCTTTTTTGCCGAAGGTGTCAAACCGCTTTTTCAGTTCGGTCGCGTAGACCTCCCGGATCCTGAGTTCATCCGATAAAAAAAGCCGGGCTAATCGCTCGGATAATTCGCTTTTTTTCGCTGCGCTTTTCAGGCGCTTTTCCGGTGCGGGGTCAGGCGGCTTGATAACTGTTTCCGCCGGTACCTCGATTATTGACAGCCCCCGGAGATATACGGCTTGAGAGTCGTCGACTTCCATTCCCGCGAGAGCCTGGGCGTGATCAACTCTGAGCCATCCGCCCTTGACCATCGTATCAAGTCTGCTTATCCGGGCGGTCTGGTCTTCCTGCAGGACGCGGATATCGGAATAGTCATAGACAACACTGTACTCTTCGGGGCGCGGCTCAAAGTCCGGCAGGAGTTGGATTGACAGCTCCTCGGCCATAAGCCGGTGCATCGGGATAATGCCGTTTTCATACGCCATCTCCCGGAGCTCTTTCATCGTCGCTCCGACTTTGGTCTGCTGGATCCCTGTCCCGAATCCTACGACTGCGGCGGGAATACCGAGCAGTGCGCAGACGCGCTCTTCTGAAATATTCCGGATTCCCGAGAGGTCAAGGTCCTGCGGCGAAAAACTGAACGTCTCAACTTTCGTTTTACTGCGCAGGACAAGCGGTTCACCCCGGTGTGATCCGCTGAACATATCCTGGATGTACAGCTTCGTTGCGTTGACATCTCCCTGATCAGCGGGCATGTCGCTGTCAGGCGCAATGATCATCCCGGGTATCCCCATGTTCCGGAGGATATGAGCCGAGAAACTCGCCGCCTCGTCGTCGGTGAAGATCTCGCGGATAGCCGACTTGAGCGGAGCGAGACCCTTCCGGATATTATTCGGGTCAATGCCGTTGCGGATATGGATAACGTCGTCAACGGCTATCTTGATCTCCTGTCCGCCCGGACGGTAGGAATAGTGCGTGATAAACTCCTCACCGTTATGATCCCAAGCAGGCTCCATCAGAAAGTGCGGAACATACCAGAGTTGCACAGGGCGGAGCCGGGAATTCCGAATCTTAACGAGATACGCGTTTCCGTCCTGGTTAAAAGACAGGTCAATTCCCATGCGCAGGAGCGCCCCAGAGTAGTACGGATTCGGCCGCTTGAGCAGAGCCAACATCGGGTGCTCGTGGATCATCTCGCCTTCGCTGTCCTTCAGACAGATCGGCGCTTCCGGTTCTGTCCGTGCGATATACTGCAGGGGTGCCATAACGACATTGGAGTCTGTCATGTCGCCGACCTGGTTTAAGAAGGCCTTATTGCGAGACGGTGACCAGGACCATTGGCCGCCTGATCTCCCGTGGATCATTCGCGAAAGTCCGGCAGCAACGGCAGCTTTCAGAAAGTTGATAACTGGTCGTCTTTTCATGCAGGCCCCCAGCGTGTCGTGCTAAAAAGAGGCTCGCAGGCATACCGGAGGGCAGCGATACCGTCGTCTTTGAAATTCACAAAGTCTTCCAACACGTTGCCATCCTTATCTTCCTTGTGCTTAAAAATAGGAATCTCAGCCGCGATTCCCGGACATCGGCTCTTGTGGATATGCATCTTCTGCCGGCGGAGATAGTCAATCCCGAACCGTACCGAATCCTTACCCTTTTTCGATGGCCTCACAACATAGCCGTTCTGGTTCCACTCTTTGATCCTGTCCGGTTCTGCCGAATCTCCGGTCGTCAATTTACGCTGGACCGGCTTCAGGATATCTCGCGCCTCAAAATACTCGTTACACTCTGTAATCAATTCGGCGTTTGTTTTCTGCCGCTTATATACCTCGTCAAAAACATACAGCTCGCCGTCTTTGAATCCCGCAAGCTCGAACGCAAACGGGTGATTAAATCCGTAGTCCTGCCCCTGATAGATGGCGTCAAAGTCCGAAAAGTCATAGTCAAAATCCTCGATCACGTAATTATGAAA